GCATAGTGAAGCAAACTCTGATAAGAACAATCCAAATTATAAAGATGGTTTGTTTGTAGGTGCGAGTAAAGACCCAAAGATAGCGGCAGCAGCTGCACAAGTAACTCGTGATAATAGGACTCCAGAAAAAAAAGAAGAAGATAACAAAAAATGTATAGATCGTAAGAAAGAAAAGCGTGCTAATATGACTCCAGAAGAGAAAGAGAGAGATAGAATAAAACACAGAGATAGTGTGAGAGTATCGCGTGCTAATAGGACTCCAGCAGAGAAAGAAGAACATCTAAGGAAAGCAAGGTTAAAAGATGCTGAGAGAAGTGCTAAGAAGAAGGCAGAGAGAACAGATTGGGTAAGAGGCCCATATAAGAAGAAGAAGTCATCTATGACTCCAGAAGAACTAGAAGAAGAAAGAGAAGAACATAGAAGAAAAAATAGAATAGCAACTGATAAGTACAGAGCTAAGAAGAAGGCAGAGAAAGAGAAAGAGAAGGGGGGAGAAGGAACACTAGACGCTTTCTTTGGATAATGTTAGTGCTTACTCTGTTATTCCCACAATTCCCCACTTTGCGGAAGCATTTATAAAAGGCTCATATAAACATAGAGCATATGTGATTAGTGTTTGTTAGGTATCGGCATTTATTCTTCACTATCGCAGAATATATTCGAGAATCTCAGTATATCGCCAATTAAATCAATTATTTTCACTTATTTAGCATAAAGCCCTTGACAATAGTACTCAGCTCTGTTATAATAGCTGTATAAGATAATGATGGAAGAGAGAAGAAAATGAATATAAACATCTGGGTTGATTCAGAGAACTATATGGGTCGAGGTATTGCTGGAGAGTATGCCTCTGAGATAGACTCTATACCCGGCCCAGAGAACAAGATGGAACTACCCTGTAATACTTGTTCTAACTATGATGACTGCGCCATTACTGCTAAGGAATGCTCTGCGTTTCGCTCTTGGTGTACCACAGGTCAGTATGATGTTGCTAAGGTTATGAAGTTGCTAAAATAATGCTCGAAAGGCCTTGACATTGCTTCCTAGTAGTGTTATAATAGCTATATAGAAATGAGAGAGTAGATTATGAAAATCAAAGGTGCAATGACTGTTTTAAATAACGAGTGTGAGTTTCTAGGAAAGTCGCTAGATGAATTGCTTGCCACTCCTATAGAGATACTTAGAGAAACCAGCCCTTTTAAGGTGATGGAAGCTGTTACTGTCTATGAGAAATCACTAGAGGACTTTAGAGTAAAGAGTACTAATGTACTAGCAGCTGATAACTCGTATACTGGGCCCAACATAGCCTATAATGGGAAGTTACTATGAGTAAAGAAAAAGATTTATATCAAATGTTTATGGACAGTTTAGATTTTGAGTCAAAAGAAGCTACTCAAGAAGATTTTGACCTGTATGAAAGAATGGAAAGATTTAGGAGATTTCATGTAATCTCTGAAGAAGTCGAAGCATGGGCAAGCACATCATGAAAACAATGACTGCATTTAAATACTTAGTTACACAAAGTAAGAAAAATAAACAAACTTTAAATGAATATCTCTATGACTTAGAGTTCATCATGATGCAACATCAATACATGATGGATGATAAACTCATAGAAGCTTATACCACTTGGAAGGAACGGCCGCTCATACCACAGGTAGAGTCTTCGCATGTTCTATAAGACTACCATTCATTTAGAGGGTCAACTCATCACATGTGAGTATAGACTCAATAAAGTTGACTCTGTACAGGCAGCACTAGCTAATGTCAGTGTTGACATAGATGTACATTCATGTGTCATCACTACAGTATTATCGTTAGTTGATGCGCCTGATCCGGTAGTCAATCGTAATTTGCTCCGTTAGCTCAGTTGGTAGAGCAGTTGCCTTGTAAGCATCAGGTCGTAGGTTCGACTCCTATACGGAGCTCCAGTTCGGAGAGGTATCCCATTAAGGTTGGTATGGGCCACAGTGAAGTTCTTCTTATATGAAGTGTGGCGATGGGTGTTGGGATACTCTCCATTTTATTCTGTGTACCGGTTGTCACACAGCAGCCCCCCATTAAAACTGGCATGCTGAGTTTAATCTATAAGTGTAGTTAAGTACCTAAGCGATATCTCGCGCACTACCTTTGCGGGTGGTGGTGGCAGTTCCACAGGTTACTATAATGAGAAAGTAAATGAGTAATACAGCATACAAGTGGTCAGGAACGCTGATGTTCTTAACAGCAGCACTACTGTTATCATCTAACATAGAAATATCTAAGTACGGATATGCTATCTTTCTTATGGGGCATATTACTCTCAGTTACTTCTTTTGGTTTAGAGTAAGAGATACCGCAATGTTTACTCACAACTTCTTCTTTATACTCATAGACCTATGGGGATTATATCGTTGGTTCTTCTGAGAAAGAGCCCCCCCCTGAAACTGAGCGTTATTCAATTGCACTACCCTGCATTATAATACGGAAATCTATTGACACTATAACTTACCTGTGTTATAATAATACATTATCATGGAGATATACAGTATGAGTGGTATGCACCTATTACCTGTTTATTATACAACGACTAATCACAAGAAGCGTAAGAAGAAAGTGAATAGGAGTAAGTATGAAGCGGCATGTATAAAACACAATAAGTTCTTGAAAAGATATAATCTAGGCCCGCAGCTTTCGTTACAGGAATATATCGACAATGTTCATGGCAAGGTTACATTCGGTTCAAAGACCTTGACTGAACTCTCGGTGTCTTCGTATGAGAGGGCTTCTCTGAGAAGCAAACCTGATACTATACCTTCTGTTAGTTTGGCGTTTAAATCAAATCCTATGGAGGGATGTGTAAAGGAACGACCTTATTATACCGGAGAGGCAGTGATAGGACAGGCTTATAACAAGGGAGGAATGCAAGTGCTGACACCCGAAGAAGTAAGAGATCCCATGACAGGAAAACGTAGATAAATAAACGAGAATAGAAAGCGTTAGCAGCCGCGTTTCGGCGCGCGAAAAAACTCCGAGTAAAATCCATGATAAAAAAGTTAAAAAAGAATCGGTTCGATCATGAGTTTCATATAAAGTTACCGTTGGTTCAAAGATCGTTGAATGTAAATAATGGTATCCTTGCTGATATAATCATGACGCGAGGTGATGTACAACAGCGAAGAACTAATGTTCAAGCTGATATGACCGAATGGGAACTACATAGATTGTACGAACCTGTTCAGGCGTTATGTACTCAGGCGCTAGAGGTTGCAGAAGAAATATATCCTGCTACCTTTAATGACTCTAAACTTTATACACGAAGGTGTTGGGGTGCGTCTTATAGTAAAGATGATTTTACTAAAGAACATAATCATGCAAGCAATGTGTATAGTTGGTGTTACTATATAAGTATGCCTGAAGGAGCATCACCTATTATCTTTCCTGAGGCGAATCTAACCATAACTCCGAATGAAGGTGATCTCATTTTGTTTTCTGGTTTGGTAAGACACTCTGTTCCCCCTAGCGATTATGAAGGGAAACGCATTATGATTGCGGGGAATATAAATGTACGATAAGCATATGCTGGTTTAGCTCAGTGGCAGAGCATTCTCTCAGGCGGGAGAAGGTGGGGAGTTCGAGTCTTCCAACCAGCACCTAATCTAAGGTCTTTCTTCTATAAGACTTTCCCAAGCATCATTCTTTAACCACTCTCGATCTTGATAATTATAATCATGAGCCTGTATGTGGTCATCAACCATAGATTCTATATTCCGAACATCTGAATGAATGTGTTCAACATACTTGGTATTTTTAATTTTATCGACCTCATCTATTAATAGACGAATTTCGTTTTGCGTATCTTGCTCGAAGGACGTTTGATATTTTTCTAGCTCTTCTACTTTTGAGTTAATCAAGAAAAACAAACAACCATATGATATGAATATTAAGATTACTAACATAAAACTTTTCTCGTCAGCAGCCCTTGCAGATTTCTTTGTCATTGTAACCTCTTTCTATTATTTATATCCTTATAAATAACTAGTAAGGAGTTTATTCATGTCTGAAAATTACTTTATGGGTCTTGACGGATTCGTATGGTTTACTGGTGTTGTTGAAGATAGAAACGACCCAGATAAACTTGGTCGGGTTCGTGTTCGTTGTCTTGGATTTCATACAGAGGATCTAGTTGATATACCAACCGCAGACTTGCCGTGGGCAACTGTTATGCATCCTGTTACTGATCCCTCAATGCAAGGACTAGGCAACAGCCCTTCCTTTCTTGTTGAAGGTAGTTGGGTAATCGGTTTCTTTTCTGATGCAAATTTAAAACAACAACCTATCATAATAGGAAGCCTGCCGGGCATACCACTTGATGGTGCTGACCCAACAAAAGGATTTAATGATCCTCGTAGTGCAAATTCCTTTCAAGAAGATTATCTAGGAACTCCATCATATGGCCCCTATCCTGTAGATGGTGAAGAATACGATATGCCGTCTGGTCATAGTATTGGTGAATCAGATACAAATAAACTTGCACAAGGACAATATTCTGAAGAACACGATGCACTTATAAGAAGAAGAACCAATCAACAAAAAGATATTCCAACTGCAACGCAACCCAATTTATCTACAGTATCGGATAGTGCAGTAATTGAAACTCGGAGTACTTTTAACGAACCAGACCCCAAAGGTATTCTTGAAAATGCAGATCCATATTTTTCTTCACAATATCCATACAACCATGTATTTGAATCTGAGTCTGGACACATTACAGAAATAGATGATTCGCCCGGCGGTGAAAGAATATTAAAAGAACACAAGTCTGGAACATACGAAGAAATAATTGCAAACGGAAGCAAGACAGTAAAAGTTATCGGTGATAATTGTGAAATCATTATGGGTGGTTCAGATGTTTATATTGCTGGTGCAGTTAATCTAACAATAGGTGGAACTGTTCGTCATCTTGTCAAGGGTGATTATCATTTAGAAGTTGAAGGAAACTATACGCAAAAGATACACAAGAATATGCGTACAAAAATTGGAGCTGGTGTTTCTGGTGGAAACCTTGAAGAAGAAATAAAAGGAAATCACGCATTTAATATTTCAAATAATATTAAGGGGCGTATCGGAGAAGATGTTGATGTTACCACAGAAGGTAATGAACAAAGAATTAATAACGGAACATATAAGTTGGTAGCAAAGAGTAATATTTTTGCAGCTACAACTGGTGGTACTTTAACACTTAATGCTAGTGGTAATGTTTCGATTGATACTACCTCTGGTATTATGTCAATCAAATCTGGTACAACTTTAAATATGAAATCTGCAACTGCAATGACTGTTGGTTCAGAAACTACATTTACTGGAACATCAACTGGCATTGGAACATTTACATTCTCTGGTGATGGAAGTAACTTTATTGCAAACAATGGGTCTAGTGTTGCTATCGGTCTTACAACTCATACTCATACTCAAGATGCAGATAGTGATGGTGATACACAGGCAACTACAAATGTGCCTAACGCTTAGGAAAGTATAGATGTCAAATTTTAAAATACCCGATCTCTGTGGTGCAAGTCCTGAACTTAATCTTGCGTCATCGAAGATTGCAGATTTAGAATCACAAATAACTTCACAGATAAATGCAGAGGCATCTGCTGCAAAGGCTGCTATTGAGAGCAAACTTACAGATGTCAAATTAGGACTTGATGGACTTGTTCCAGATTTACCAGAACTACCAAATCTAAATTTTCAATCAGAACTTACAAGTCTTATATCTTTTGACATATCAACTCCACAGGGGTTGACACAGTACACATCAAAACTCAATGATTTAAAATTAAAGTTTGGTGATACCCTTACTAAGTCTGGAAAAGATTTTGATAGTTTAGTATCATCTGCAACTGATGCTATTTCTGGTGGTGGAAATGTTTGTGGAGTTGTACCTAATCTTGAATTGCCTGCAGCAGGCGGAGAGGTTTTAGAAAAAGCAGAAGGTGTAAAGGCTGCACTTGAAAATGCTATAGATGAAGAAGTTTCAACTGTATCAGATAATGTTAATGCAACTGCACTAAAGGCTGAACTAGAATCTACAACTGCATCATACGCAGATAAAACCACATATGAAATAACTGAAAAATCAACAAAGATAACAACACCTGCTGGAACTAAAGTATCAGCTACTACAAAATCTGATGCTGGTGCTTCGGGATATTCTGAAAAAGGATTTGCTTATAAAAAAGGCAAAAAAACACTTGTCTATATTAGTCCAGAATTTCGAGCAATAATGGATTTAAAAACACCAGATGGAAAACCTGTAGGTGGTGTGGCTAACAAAGCAAGAAAATACAAAGACTTTGATATACCAATTGATGCTGTCCAATGGATTAACGAAGAAGCATTTGATTATAGTGAGCTCAGTGATTTTATTGAAAAAGAAATATACTTCCCAATGCCAACCAAGATTTTAAGTGCTGGTGCTGTAGAAGTTAGGTTAAATGACGCAGGCACTAAAGTAATAACAAAAGGTCTTATATATCGTTTAAGTCTGGCCAATGCTTATTTAAAAAGAATCAAGAGTGGGGTGAAAGGTAAGGATAATGTCACAAAAAACCTCGCTGCTTTAAATGTAAGTATTGTTCAGGAGGAATTCTCGGCAATCCTTGCATTTGCGTTTGATGGCGAACAATATGACTTAGCAGAAGGTACTTGGGATTATATAAAAATAATTTATGAATATAATGAAAAAATAGATGCAGGAATTAAAAAAGACGAGTAATAAATTTCCTAAATAGTATATAAACTAGGGGTTCTTACAGATGGCGCAGTATGATGCAACAACAACCAATAATAGCAAACGTAGTGCTAGGATATATTCAGACATAGATTTGTTCTTTGGAAAAAAAACTTCCAATGATGATATTCAAAGCATTACTGATATTAAAGCTGTTAAGCGTTCTGTTCGTAATCTGGTATTAACTAATCATTATGAAAAACCATTCCACCCAGAGATTGGTTCTGGTGTTCGCGATATGTTGTTTGAAAACATGACTCCAATTACAGCACAGATACTTTCAAGAAAGATTGAAGATGTAATTAATAACTTTGAACCAAGAGTAAGATTAGTAGGTATTACAGCAAACCCAAATTTGGATAAAAACTCATACGAAGTTTCGATAGAATTTTATGTCGTTAATGCTCCCACAGAATTAGTTGACCTATCCATAATGTTAGAGAGATTACGATAATGGCCGTAAATGAAAAAAGACTTAGAGTAACAGAGCTTGACTTTGATGATATTAAAGGCAACCTAAAAACTTTTCTAAAAGCACAGAACCAGTTTACCGACTATGACTTTGAGGGTTCTGGTATGAGTGTTCTTTTAGATACGCTTGCATACAATACACACTATATGGCTTACAATGCTAATATGGTTGCAAACGAAATGTTTCTAGATAGTGCATCTTTACGATCAAGTGTAGTTTCACACGCAAAGAAATTAGGATACGAAGTATCATCTTGTCGCGCCCCTCAAGCAACAGTTAATATATCTCTTGCAACAAATCTACCAACAAGGACAATGCCGGCAGGAACAACATTCACCTCTTCAGTAAATGGTGTAAATTATAATTTTGTTACAGTCGCTGATATAACATCTAGTAACTCTGGTAGTTCTGTAAACTTTGACAGCACAACAATATATGAAGGAACATTTATTACATCCAAGTATCTAGTAGATAGTTCTGATGTAGACCAAAGATTTATTATTGATGACGCAAGAGCGGACACCACAACACTTAGTGTAAAAGTACAAACATCTGCAAGTGATACTTTCGTAAGAACATACACTAAGGCAACAGACATTTCTCAACTTACTGATTCTAGTACAGTATACTTTATACAAGAAGTAGAAATAGGAAAGTTTGAAGTATACTTTGGTGATGGTGTTTTAAGTCAAGCGGTATCTGATGGAAACATTGTTACTTTAGAATATGTTGTTACAAATAAAGGTGTGTCAAATGGTGCAAGAGCATTTACATCATCTTCAGCAATTAATGCTATAACCGATATTACTGTAACAACAGTAGCTATCGCGAGTGGTGGTGCTGAGGCGGAATCAATAGCATCTGTTAAATTAAACGCACCCTTAGATTTTGCAGCACAAGGTCGTGCAGTTACAACAAATGATTACAAGACTTATGTTAATAAACTTTTTGCAAATACTCAAGCGGTTTCTGTTTGGGGTGGTGAAGACGGAAGTTATGATACAAGTACAGGGGTAAGTTCTACACCAGAGTATGGTAAGGTTTTTATCTCTATTAAGTCTACTACTGGAAACAATCTAACTGATGCACAGAAATCAAATTTGGTTACTGCATTATCTCCATATAAAGTATCTTCTGTTACTCCTGTAATCGTTGATGCAGAAACAACATATCTTATTTTAAAAACAACGGTTCAATATGATTCTAGTTCAACTACACTTATTGATTCACAGTTGGCAACAAAAGTAAGTGCTACTATTTCAAGTTATAACACAAGTGATTTGCAAACTTTCAATGCTCCCTTTAGACACTCAAGGTTACTAGGACTGATTGATAATACAGATAGTTCTATTTTGAATAATACAACAACAGTTACACTGGCGAAATATGTTGTACCAACATTAAATGTATCAACATCTTATATCTTAAACTTTAACAACACATTTTTCAATCCACACTCTGGACACAACTCAGCTGGTGGTGGTATTGTTTCTTCAACAGGGTTCTTAATGAGTTCTGTTGATTCAACAAAAGAATATTTCTTTGACGATGATGGAGCTGGTAATATTAGAATTTATTATTTAGTTTCTGGTACAAGACTTTATCATAGTACTACTGCTGGAACAATAGATTATGTAAATGGAAAGATAACAGTAAATTCAATTATGATTTCTGCTGTGTCTGATGTTGATGGTGTAGTTTCTACACAAGTTCGCGTTACAGTAATTCCAAGTTCGTATGATGTTGTTCCTGTGAGGAATCAGATTCTTGAACTTGATGCGGTGAACTCTACTGTTGTTGCTTCTATTGATGCAACAGCGGCAACTGGTATTGGTTATACAACAACAACAACTACAGCGGGAACAACTACAACAACGGTGTCGACTACCCCATCTTCATCAACTTCATCGGCGTACTAATAAATGTCTGAGAATAAATCAAAATTTACTACTAAGGTTTCTCCCCTGATCGAAGGGCAAGTTCCCGACTTTGTTCAAGCAGACCATCCAGTATTTGTAAATTTTGTAAAAGATTACTTTCAATATCTTGAGGCGGGTAGATTAACTCTTACTGCCAATGTTGATTATGTTTCATTAGAAACAATTACTACGGCATACATCTTAGAAGAAAGTGGTGACAGAATTGTTACTGAACTTGGAGCTGGTACTCTAGGTCAGTTTGTAAATGGTGAAACTGTTACTGGTAGTTTATCAAAGGCAACTGCAAAAGTTCTTGTTGATGATTCTAGAAACTCATATCTTTATGTTACTGGACAACAATTATTTCAAACTGGAGAAACTATAACTGGTGGAACATCTGGTTCTACTGGTACGGTTGATTCATATCAAGCAAACCCAATTCAAAGTATCCAACAGATGTTGGAATATGCAAATGTCGATAACACTCTCTACGATTTCTTAGATAACATGCGTGATGAGTTTATGGAAGCAATTCCAGAAACGCTTGCAATTGGTGTTAATAAAAGAAATCTAATTAAAAATATTAAAGACCTGTATGCAGCTAAAGGAACATCAGAGGGTCACAAACTCTTTATGCGTATGTTGTTAGGTGAAGAATCAGAGATTTTCTATCCTAACATCTATATGATGAAACCATCTGCTGGTGAATGGCAAGCTTCAACTGTTCTTAGAGCTGCAGCGGTAGGTTCTTCTGTAGGAAATGAATTTGTTAATCAGTTAATCACTGGTGGAACTTCTGGTGCTACTGCTATTGTTGAAAAGTCTGTTACCAAACAAGAAATAAATGAAACATTCAATGACTCTATTATTGAGTTTACAATTGCAGAAATTAAAGGAACCTTTGTTGAAGGAGAAATCATATCTGGTATTTCCACAACTAAAGATGTTATCATTTCATTTACTGTACAGGGCATTGTTTCTGATACAGCAATAACAAACGATGGAATACTTTATGAAGATGGTGAGGTTGTTGATGTAGAACAAATTGGTAATCAATTTGCAAATGTTGTTGTTGATGGTATTAACACTGGTTCGGTAAGCGAACTCTTTGTAGAAACTACTGGTACAAAATTTGAAGTGGGTGATGCTCTTACATTTACTAAGAACTCATCTGATACAGATGTCAAAGAGGCCACTGGTGTTGTAAGCATAGTTGGTGGTGGTGTCCTTCAAGAGACAGGAACAGATACCATTACACTTGAAGCTGCAACTAATACTCAACTAGAATCATTTGCGATTTCACTTGAATTTACTACTTCAGATAATTTTATTGGTGATGGTACAACCAAAGTATTTAATCTTGTTAATACAAGTGGAACACTAGACACACTTTATGTAACATTTGATAATGTGGTTTATCCCGCTATCGCATCGGACGGTTCTGTAAACTGGAGTGCAACAAACACACAAATAACATTTACATTTTCAGTGGCACTTAATACTAAAATATATGTTCGTGGTAATCTGCAAGACTCTTTAGTTTTAGATGGAACATCTATTATTACTGTGGATAGTGAAAGTGTTGTTCTGGGTATAGGACATCAAATACTCAGTGAAGAAACTATAGAAGTATCGGACACATACACAACTGCAAATGACCAGATTGTTTTAGAGTCTGATACATTCACAAATATTGATGCGGGTGCTACACTAGAATCTGGACACCTAATTAAAGCAGTAGTGACTGATGGTGGTTTTGGTTATACAAAACTTCCAACGGTTTCTATAACAAGTACCACTGGTGTTAGTGGAAGCATACACGCAACAACTACAGACATTGGTTCTATCAAAACAATAAAGATTACTAACACAGGAATTAGATATAGTGTCAGTAATCCACCAGAACCATTATTCAGAGCTCACTTTGTTCTTAAAGATGTGTCGGGTACTTTTGCCGCAAGTAACACACTAACCTCATCAGGACACACTGGTGTTGTTAAGGCGTTTGATACTAATACTAAAGTTCTTGACACTACATTTGAAAATGTCATAAGAGTTGAACAGGAACAAACATCAACATTCCAAGAAGGTATTCAACTTGAACAAGCTACAGAGTTGCTTCTTCCCGAAGGTATTCTTCTTGAAGACGAACAAGAATTTAATGATACAGGAAGTATTCTTTTAAATGGTTCTGGAGTATTTACTCCATCTCCTAAATCACTAGTATATAAAGTTCAGGTTTACTATGACACAGTACAAGAAAAAAATGTGTTTTTTATTAATGGTGTATCACAACCAGAATTAGTTTTATATGAAGGCAACACTTATTACTTTGATTTATCAGACCCTACACTATACAAGGTTCTTACATCAGGTCAACACATATTAAGATTCTCTGAAACTTCAGGTGGAACTCACAATGGGGGTTCAGCCTATACTACTGGTGTAACAACCTCTATTGCATCAATAGCTATTGGTACTGCCGGTGCCTATATTCAAATTGTTGTTGCAGCTAACGCACCCAGACTATACTATTATTGCACTAACCACGCTGGTATGGGAGCGGGTATAAGAACTTCAACATATGATACGACTGTTCTTGACGAAGGTTCTAGTATAGTACTAGATGGTGCTGATAGAATCGACCACTTCTTCGTGCAAGAAGCTGGTACAACAGGAAATGCAACTGACAGGATTCAACTTGAGAGTGAAGGTTTTGGTGGTTTCTTATTAGACGAAGCGTTTGATTTAAATCAAAGCAAACTTGTCGCATTACAGGAAGCTGGTAGTAAGTTATTGCATGTGAGTATTCGTAGAGAAAACTCAACTACAAATGCTAACAGCGATCAATATGTTCTTCTTAATGGAATAGATAGTTCTGGTACAGATGCTAACTCTAAACTTGCAAACGAAGATTTTGGTAATACTCTTGTCTTAGACTCTACTGATGCAACTGGTACAGATGCAAGAAATGGATTCTTACTGGACGATGAAACTGGTGCCGGTCAAATTACTCTTGACTCTACTGCAACTGGTTCAATAGATGCGGGAGATCACATTGTTAATGAAAGCCCAATAGATTTCTCTTTACAAAATCTTACTATCACAGATTCGAGTGGTGCTACTGCTACAATTGTGACTGCCGATATTGCTACAGGAACATCCACTGTTGCAACAACATCAACCACAGATGCATCTTATGCAAATGCTCAAAACAGACTTGGTGAATCTTTAGTTCGTATTCAAGACTCTTATTATTATCAAGACTATTCGTATGAAGTTCAGATTGGTGCATCACTCTCCACTTATATTAATGAATTAAAGAAAGCAGTTCACCCAGCTGGGTTCCAACCATTTGGTAAGGTTACTCTTGCAACGCTAGTCTCTGCTCAAATTGCTACTGCGGGTGCTGGTGTTGCTGCATACACAGGTGATACAGATACATTCTCGCCAATCCTTGCATCTACATTCAAGACTATCTTTGACCAACTCTTACAGACAAGACTACAGGCATATCCTGTTGCAGAGATTGGTGTTCGCGATCAGAAAATTATTCAAGAAGATGGAACTTTGCCGGGCGACAATCTTGTACTTGATGCAAGTGCAGCTTCAACTGATGTAGGTTCAAACATACTCTTTGAAGATAGTCTAGGTATGGACTTGGAAGATGGCTTCCAAATAAAAGGTGATGGATTGTTATGGGAAAATAATACCGTAACACATAGTTCAGATATAACTCATGGCACTGGTACTGGTGGTAGTCATATAATGACAGAGAAGTCATATGCACCTTCAGGTAAAGGTGACAGAGTTCTCGTTAAAGAACTTGTAACAAAGATTACTGCAAGACCTTCTCCTAAATTTACAAGAAACTTATTAACATATCTAGCAGAGTATCCATTTGGAAATGAGCTGGGGGGTGATGGTATAATTTTAGAAGGTTCAACTTTCACTGAAGATGTTCTTCAGTTAGATGGAACACTACCTCTTGACCAAGCAGACACATTCTTTATGTTAGAAGAAGATATTGCTGGCGCCCTAGACTATGAAACATTTAATATCGCAAGTGAAGGAGATGACGGACATTCTAGAATACTACAAGAAGGTGGAGAGTGGAACTTCCCCGCTGGGTTTGTAGTAAATGCTGGCGGTAGAATTATTCTTGATGGAAATAATAGTAATGAAGAAACTATTCCTCTTTCTCAGATTGGAAACTATCGTTTCAGTGATATACTGAAAGAGACTAAGATTGTCATCAATGATGGTAACACAAATAATTTTATTGTTGATGCTGGTACTGATGTCGGTATTGAATTAGAAGGTGCAGACTTAGGACAACTCATTTTAAACGGAACAGATGATAACAGCTTAAATGGTGGAAATCATCTTCTACAGGAAACCACAAAAAGAAATAGATTTGACTTAGAAGAAAATGGTTCTATTGTCGTAGAAAGTTTTGATACTCTTTCAGTTATTGATAAGTTGATAGATGAAACAAACGAAGACATTATTGTATTAGAAGATGCAACGGAATCACGCAAGTGGTTCAAGAGTGGATACACCAGTGATACTACTGCTACACTGTCAGCCATTGTACTTGAAACAACAAACATTATTGTAAGTGCTGGTCAAATTCCCGCAGAAAATTTACTCATAAATAGTAATACTGGTGGACTTCCTTTGGTGCGCTCAGCTGACATTCATGTTAGAGATACTGGCGACATTGCGTTGGAAGATGAAACAGATACAACACATGGATTTTTAATCCTAAACAGCACCAGTGGTTCTTCTACTAATGCCGGTGAAAATATCCAGTTTGAGGGTGCAACTGGTATAACTTACTAGGACAATCTGTATAAATAAAGTAAAGGAAATAAAGAATGCCATATATTGGAAAAAGTAGTGACGGATTTGGAATCAGAGAGAGGTTTACCTACTTAGCTTCTGCGGGTGATACTACGCTGAGTGGTTCAGATTCATCTAACAGAACTCTTACGTTTAATGATCCAGAATATGTTGATGTATTCTTAAATGGTGTTCGTCTTAAAAATGGTACTGACTTTAATCTCAGTACTGTAAATACAGTTGCCGGACTTACTGCTCTGGCTGCTAACGATGAACTGGAAGTAATCGTACATGATATATTTTCATTTGCAGATACAGTAAGTTCTGCTAATGGTGGTACATTTAGTAATAACCTAATTGTTAAAGGCAATCTTAGTGTTACTAAAGATGCAGCTGTTCTTAACTTTGGTGCAGATTCAGATGTATCCCTTACTCATGTTGCAGACACAGGACTTCTTTTAAATGGAACCTCCGTTATTCAATTCAATGACGCATCACAGAGTATTGGTGCGCCCAGTAATGCTATACTTGATATCAATGCAACTGATGAAATAGAATTAAATGCAACTCTAGTAGATGTCAATGCAAACTTAGATGTCTCTGGTACAATATTAGGTACTACCATAACTGCTTCTACAGCATTTGTACCAGATGCAAGTGATGGTGCTGCATTAGGAACAACCGCTCTGGAATTTTCAGACCTATTCCTAGCAGATGCTTCAACAATTAAATTTGGTGCAGACCAAGATGTATCCCTTACTCATGTTGCAGACACAGGACTTCTTTTAAACTCAACCAGAAAAATTCAGTTCGGAGATAGTGCAACATTTATTCATCAGAGTGCTGATTCAGTACTGACTATTGATGGGGAAGCAACCATTGATTTAAACGCATCAACTGCTGTTCTCGTAAGTAATGATTTAAAATTAAATAGTGATGCAGCTATCTTAGGTTTTGGTGCAGACAATGATGTAACATTAACACACGTTGCTGATACAGGTATTCTTCTGAATGGTACATCAGTAATTCAATTCAATGATGCGAGTCAAAACATTGGGGCTCCTAGTAATGCCATACTTGATATCAATGCAACAGACGAAATAGAAATCAACGCGACCTTGTGTGATGTCAATGCTAACTTAGATGTGAGTGGAACAATCGTTGGTGCAAGCACTTTGTCTGCAACAACAATTACCGCATCTACTGCATTTGTACCAGATGCAAGTGATGGTGCTGCATTAGGAACAACCGCTTTGGAATTTAGTGATTTGTTTTTGGCAGACGCTGCTGTTATTTCATTAGGTGATGACCAAGATGTTACTTTAACTCATGTTGCTGATACAGGAATATTACTTTCTAGTACTGATAAACTAATGTTTAATGATGCCAGTCAATTTATACAAGGTGCTAGTGCAACTGTTTTAGATATTGCCGCTACAGATGAGATAGAATTAACAGCTACTTTAATTGATGTGGTAGGAAACTTAGTAGTTTCTGGTGATGCAAGTGTTGGAGATGATTTATCTCTTGTTTCTGATGCCGCAATTATCAAACTCGGTGCAGATGGTGATGTAACACTAACACATGTCGCAGATACAGGACTTCTTTTAAATGCTGCAAGTGTAGTTCAGTTTCGTGATTCAGCAATTAACATTGGTTCGCCAGCAGATGGTGATTTAGATATTAATGCTGATGACGAAATAGAATTAAATTCAACTCTAATTGACATCAATGGTAATGTTGAGATTAGTGGTACTCTTGCTCAGGTCGGAGTGGCAACTTTTACTGCTAGAGATATTCATAGTGGTGGAATAACAATAGCAAATGGTGGACAGATAGGTTCTGTTGGAGATGCAGATGCAATAGCAATCGCCAGTGGCGGTGGTGTAACTTTAACACAAACTTTATCAGCAGCTGCTGGAACATTTAGTGGTATTCTGAAAACAGATGATACTACTGCTGCAACAAGTACAACAGATGGTTCATTGCAAACTGATGGTGGTTTATCTGTAGCTGCTGACGCAGTTATTGGTGATGATTTGAAACTACTAAGTGATGGTGCGATTATAACAATGGGTGCAAACTCTGATATTAATCTTACTCATGTTCATGATACTGGAATAACAACAAATGGTGAATTCACCTCAACAGTTATTCGTGCAAGAAAACCAATTAAAACTGAATTCAATGCTTCGGGTGCTGTAACAGCAACTCTTACCGCAGCTGAATCTGGTGCAACTGTACTCATTCATGGTACTCAAAATAATGTAATCAACTTGCCTGCGGCCGCGACAACTAATCCCGGCCTGTTCTATGACCTTATTGTATTAACAGCAGTTGGTGGTAGTACAAGTACAATTGTTAATATAGCTGGTTCAGGTGGCAACTTTGTTGGTTCGTTGAGTCTTGCTGGTGGTACTGCTGCAAACGCAGTCTTTGATAATGCTGGAGATGCATTTACTTTTGTTGCGGGTACAGGTATTGGATCAAGAGCAAGAATCACATGTCTACTAGACAATGGTACAAACGGAACATGGCAAGTAGAATCAGTTGCAGATGCAATAGCAACTATTGATTAATAGTGTTTATAAATATACAGTAATTATAGAAAAAGGTAAAGGATTAACTAATGGGTAGAGCTAGAATTATTGCAGATTTGGTCGGGTTTAGTACTGACTCTGGCGTTCTGAACTTTGGTGCTGATAAAGAGATTACTCTTACTCATGACCCAGATGATGGTCTGATTTTAAAACATGCCGCAACAGCAGACGATAGTTTTCCAGAATTAACTTTCCAAACTGGGGATACGAATATTGCTGTCAATGACTTATTGGGTAGGATTAATTTCCAAGCACCTGATGAGGGTGCTGGCACAGACGCGATATTAGTTGCAGCTGCAATCGCAGCTATTTCAGAAGGTGACTTTAGTTCATCTGCAAACGCAACATCACTAATATTCCAAACTGGTGCAAGTGAAACTGCAACCACAAAAATGACTTTAAGTTCTGGTGGTAATCTAACAGTTACAGGAGCAACTACTGTTGGTGGTTTACTTACTGCTAGTGCAAAAATAGATTTAAACGGAACAGAATTAATTTTAGATGCTGATGCAGATACTAGTATTACAGCAGATACAGATGACCAGATAGATATTCGTATCGCTGGTGCAGATGACTTTACATTTACTGCTAATTTATTTACTGCGGTATCAGGAAGTATAATAGCTGCTCAAGCATTAACTGCGACTACTTTAGTTACTAGTGGCATTATCAAAACTGATGATACAACTGCGGCAACTTCTACAACAGATGGTTCACTACAAACTGATGGTGGTTTGTCTGTAGTCTTGGATGCAGTAATTGGTGATGACTTACTTATGCTCAGTGATGCATCAGTCATTCATTTTGGTGCAGACAGTGATGTAACCTTGACACACGTTGCTGACACCGGACTATTGCTTAACGGTACAAGTGTAATTCAATTTAATGATGCATCACAGAGTATTGGTGCGCCAAGTAATGCTATATTGGATATTAATGCAACAGACGAAATAGAATTAAACGCAACACTATGTGATGTTAATGCTAATCTTGATGTTAGTGGAACTATTGTTGGTGCTAGTACCCTATCTGCAACAACAGGAACCTTTAGTGGTGTCTTAAAGACAGATGATACTACAGCAGCAACTTCTACAACTGATGGTTCATTGCAGACTGATGGTGGTTTATCGGTGGTTGGTGATGCAATCTTTGGTGACGATGTGAAATTGCTAAGTGACGGTGCTATTCTTGCATTCGGTGCCGGTGGTGACGCAACACTAACTCACACAAATGATGTTGGTATTACTCTTGGTTCAACAAACAAATTAATGTTTAATGATGCAACTCAGTTTATTCAAGGTGCAAGTGGTACTATACTAGATATTGCTGCGACAGATGAAATAGAACTTACCGCGACTCTTATTGAGATTGTTGGTAATTCTACTGTATCTGGAACTTTAGGAGTAGCCGGTGCATCAACACATGGTACAGTTGCGACTGAACATGGTGCTGGCGCAGTCGCAACAAGCTTTGCTCCAATCACTAGACGTTCAATATCAAACGGTGTTATTACAACAAAAATTCATTTTGATCTAACCGCACTTGGTGCAAAAGGTGGAACTGCGAATGATGTTATCGGTCTTCCGGCTGGTGGAAATGCATTCATTGGTAGAAATGTAGTAGCAAACAATGGTATTATTTTCAGAGCAGAACTAGCATGTATTGAGTTGCCTGCTGTTGCAAGTGGTACTGTAACTACAGATATTGATATTGCAACAAACTCATCTGGTACTATTGCATTCGATGCTGCTGGTGGTACTGCTAAATTGTTTAATACTGGTGCGATGGTTGCTGGACAAGAATTGTCAAACATTACACCAGCACTAACTGCAAATGATTTCTTCTACTTAGTAGAGGGTGATACTGCTGCTACTGATGCTGTATATAATGCTGGTCAATTTATATTGACACTTTATGGACACGCAATTAGTTAATAACAATTAAGGAAATAGAATAACTGAGGTGTTTCCTCTCTTATAAATACTAATGACAACAATCTTGAAGGAGAATTTAAATATGTCAGAACAAGTAATTAATATAAATGGTACAAAGTATACTGAAGAAGATTTTAACCAAGAACAGAGTTATTTAATTCAACAAATTCGTTCTTGTAAAGCACAGGTTACAAAAAAGAACTTTGAGTTAGATCAAGTTAAAGTTGCAGAAAATGCCTTTACAAATGCATTTCTTGTTTCTATGAAGGCATCAGAAGAAGCCGAAGAAACAGAAAGTAAGATCGAAGTGGTTGAAGAAAAAAAAGAAACTTCATAAGGAAGCCTCATGGCACTAAGTAGAATTACAGAAGCAGTTGCATCATTCACTGATTTAACCATTGGTGATGACTTAACTCTAACCGATGATTTGTTGCTCGCATCAGATGCGGCACTCATAAAATTCGGTGCTGATGGAGATGTTATCTTCACGCATGTTGCTGACACTGGATTGCTTTTAAATAGTACATCAGTAATCCAGTTCAATGATGCATCACAGAGTATTGGCGCGCCTAATGCAACCACATTAGACATCAATGCTACAGATGAGATTGAACTCAATGCAACCTTATGTGATGTTAATGCTAACTTAGATGTCTCTGGTAGTATAGTTGGTGCTGGTACAATATTGGGTACAATCATATCTGCATCCACAGCATTTGTACCAGATTCAACTGATGGTGCAGCTCTTGGTACAACTGCGTTAGAATTTAGTGATTTATTCCTTGCAGATGGAGCTGTTATTAATCTGGGTGCAGACCAAGACATAAAAATAACACACGTTGCAGATACAGGTGTATTACTCAATGCTGCAAGTGTAATTCAGTTTCGTGACTCTGCGATTAATATTGGTTCACCCGCTGATGGTGATTTAGACATCAACGCAGATGACGAAATAGAACTCAATTCAACTTTAATTGATGTCAACGGAAACCTAGATGTTTCTGGTACAGGTGTTATTGCTGGCGCAGTTACAACTGCGGCTCTAACTGCTAGTGGTATTATTAAAACAGACGACACAACCGCTGCAACTTCTACAACAGATGGTTCATTACAAACAGATGGTGGTCTATCAGTAGCCGCAGATGCAGTTATTGGTGATGACCTATTATTACTTAGTGATGCAGCTGTTCTTAACTTTGGTGCAGACTCAGAAATAAAACTAACTCATGTACATAATACAGGATTACTATTAACAGATAGTGGTGGTACACCTACTTTACAATTCCACGATGCTAACGAATCAATATCTTCAGATGGTGGTCATCTTATCTTCACATCAAATGGTGTTACATTTGATTTGCCAAGTGCTGATGGAGATGATGGACAGGCACTAGTAACAAATGGTTCTGGTGTATTATCTTTTGCAGCTGCTGGTTCAAGTAATCCATCAAGTGCTGACGGACAGGCATTAGGTTCTGCTTCATTAGAATGGTCAGATTTATTCTTGGCAGATGCTGGTACGATTCAATTTGGTAATGACCAAGATGTCATACTAACACATGTTGCAGATACAGGACTTCTTCTAAGTGGTACAAATGTAATTCAATTCAATGACGCTTCCCAAAACATAGGGGCGCCAAGTAACGCTATACTTGATATAAACGCAACAGATGAAATAGAATTAAATTCTACACTTGTTGATCTTAATGGTAATTTAGATGTTAGTGGAACTATTGTTGGTGCTAGTACCCTATCTGCAACAACAGGAACCTTTAGTGGTGTCTTAAAGACAGATAGTACTACAAATGCAACAAGTACAACTGATGGTTCCTTACAAACAGATGGCGGTCTATCAGTAGCATTAGATGTTGTTATTGGTGATGACTTATTCTTGTTATCAGATAGTGCAGTTTTAAACATAGGTGCAGGTTCAGATTTAAAAATAACACATGATGGCACAAATGGTGATTTTGAATCTGCTGGTAACTTAACATTTGATGTAGCAGGAGGTATAATTCTTGATGGTGCTGGAGATATTACATTAGACTCTGCGTTTGATATTATTCTTGATGCTGATGCTAATGATGTTATATTTAAAGATGCTGGTACTGAACACTTTAGAATCACTAATAGCGGAACTAGCACTGTAACATTAGACGCTGTTGGAGATATTACACTTGATGCAGGAGGCGGAGATGTAAATTTTGCTGATGACGGAACAGCTTTTGCATTTGTTGCTGTAAGTGGTAATAATGCCATATTTGGTAATCCTGTTTCAGATGGTAAAATATTCATTCAAGGAAGTGACGGAGGAACTGGTCAAGTTTACATTGAAATAGACCCTTCGGTAGGCGAAGGCAATATTGGTTTTCATGCTAATGGTAGTTTAGCCATGAATCCAGTTGGACTGACTTTGGCCAACCAAACGAACGGCCCTACTTTATCGCAGAATACGAGTGCTAGCTCTTTTGAATTCCAAACTTTTAGAAATAATGGTACTCAAAAAGGAGCTATTGTT